TGTGTAAAATATGCAAAGGGATTATTTGATTTGTCTGGATTAAAATTACTCATGTATTGCAAACAGTTTTCTATACCGTCTGATATCATATCGTCTCTAAATGTATAATTAATAAAATTTGGTCTATAAGATAAATGATTAGCAATCTTTAAAAAACACTCACCAATATAATTAGTTACATCTGGTTTTGTTTTGTTATTTTCTTCTGCTTTGAGACACTTTTCTCTGTACTCTACCATCGCTTCAAGAAACTTTTTATTATCTACATAATGAGGTTTTTCTTTTGCTTTTGTTTTTTTCATAAACTTATTATACTACATTTTGTGCTTAAATGCAAGCCTTTCAACTACTTTTTTTGGTGTGCTTGACATCTCTAGGAAAATGTGTATAATCGACTATGTAGTCGCCTGAGGATAGAGCTATAGCTAATGTAAAGTAACTTTAGTTTCTTCATAATATTCACCCTCATCATCTTCTTGCTCTTTAACTCTTTTATCTAATTCTTCAGCAATTTCCATTATCTTATTAATCTCATGTTCTGAATAGGTAGTTTTAATTTTAGTAGTTTGCAATTTTCTTAATATAACTTCATAATAATTTGCTAGTTCTTTTGCAGCTCTTGATATAACTACAATCTTATCTTTTGGAATAACATATAGTTTATCTTCACTAAATGGCACCCATGGTGATAAAGTAGAATCATCCTTAACTCCGAACTCTGTAACTCTAGGTACTGTAACTAATCGTAAAGGGTTTTGTATTCTTAAAAAATCTTTGTCTAATGTAATGCTACCAACAATTGTACTGCCATCAGTTAGTTTAACTATTCGATAGTCTGTTACATCATTTGGTGCTTTCTCTTGTAATTTATCCATACTAATATTTATCTATTCTTTTAAGTCGATATTATGAATTTCATAATCAAACTCTTCCTCTGTATAGATGTTTATCCTTTCTTGAAAATGTTTTAATGTAAAGTTTTCTTTTGATTTGTAAGTTAAATCATCTGCGATATCATACAAAGTGGCATTAACCTTATTGTCGCCTAATCTTAAGCCACGACCTATACTTTGTAAATTTCTTATTCTACTCTTTGATGGACTTGCAAAAATAATATTATGTAAGTTTCTAATATTAACACCAGTACTAAATGTGCCATAACTTGCAACAATAACAGCATTCTTTTCTTTTTCTACTATACCTCTTATTGCTTCTCTTTCGTCTGCTTCTACGCCACCAAAAATGTAAAAAACTTTTTGTTCATCAGCAGCTTTATCTTTTATTATTTCATATAAATTTTTACCATGTTTTTCTACTAACTGAAACAATACCAAAGTATTGCCTTTTAATTTAAGTGCTAGATTACGAATAAAATTTTGTCTTGATTTACTACTTACTAGATAATCTATTTCATCTTGATACTTACCACTTGTAACCATTTTACTATTTTCTACTGTGTGTTTTAATATTAAACATCTAACAGTAAGATTTGATAATTGATTTTTATCCATAAGTTTTCTTGTAGATGTAACTTTGTTAACAGCACCAAACAATCCTTCTAATACTAGTTTATGGGTCTGAGCACCATCTAACGTACCTGTAAGACCAATACGATATTTACAATCTTCAAGTTTTGTCATAATCTCTGTGAGTGATTTAGATTTAAATAAGTGTGCTTCATCACCAAAGACACAACCAAATTGTTCAAAATATATTTTTGGTAATTTATATAAACTCTGCCATGTTGATATGAGAACTTTCTTATCTGTTTGATTTGAATATCCACTATACAATCTATGACAATTCTTCTTTACATTCCAACCATACGATTGAAAGTCAGAATACATCTGCTCAACTAATGAAGTTGTAGGTACAATCAACAATATTCGATTATTAGTCTCATCCTTGATTAGATGTGAATAGTATCGTATTAATGAGTATATGATAAATGACTTACCTGACGCTGTAGGACTCAGTAGGAGTGCTCTATTGTATTTTAGACTATGATATATGGCGTCTATCTGATAATCTCTGGCTTCAAACTTTTGACCTAGACTATTTGAAAATTTTGCGACAACATCTTTATCTACCTTATTATCTATCTCAACATCTTTACCACAAACAATATGATATTGTCTTTCTTCAGCAAATGCTTTGATGTAAGGAAATAATCCAAAGTATATCTCTTTGGTCTTTTGTGAAAATAATCTTATCTTACCATCCCACATACGATTACGAAATGCAGGCATGAACTTATAACCAGGTACATAGAACGTAAAGAACTCTGATATTTCTCGTTGAATGTTTGGATCACAATCAACAGTTATATAGACTTCGTTTTTCTTCTCTATAATAAGAGTGTCCATATCTATTTAAAATTGTGCTGATTGGAATTCATGATGTTCTCCCACTTGTCCTTTAATTTGTATATTCCAGGCTATACTTATGCGTTTATTATTAGACTTATTTTGTTGAACCCAATGTGGTAACCAAGATGGAAAAAATACTGCTCTATTTTGTTTAGAAGCATAACTTAGTAGACTTGCATTGTTTACTGTAGTTTCTTTTTTTCTAGGTACAATCACATCAGCTGCAGGTCGTGGGTCGTGAAAAACTATACTTGCACCTTGATCTGAATGTAAGTAATAAGTGCCACTTAAAAAATTGTTTGAATGAGTGTGCATTGAATGATGTTCATTACTTTTTAAAACATTTGCCCACATATCTGTTATTACGATATCATCAACATCATAGTCTAGTTTTTTAATTATATGTTTACTTGTATCCAAGACTGCCTTTGAGAAATTGTAAAACATTGATTGTTTGTGAAGATTGGCTGATTTAGTTTGCCAGTTGTCATCATAGTCTCTGTTCTTCCATAGATTACCAATGTAATCTTTCATACCTTGGGTGTCTTTTTCTGGTATAAAATCATCTATTAAAAATAGATTAGTTGCGAATATCTTTTGATGTTCCATTAAATAAATAACTCCCGTTTCTATCCCACTTAATATATCTCATAGGGATTAATCTCATATACCATGGTGTAGGACGACTACCTTTACAATCGTTCCACAATGTATGTACTCTTCCGTATTTACCTATCTTTGATAAACCTACACAAGCAGGCCAACTAGATTGCACCACTTGTAAACTTCTTCCATTCTATTGCGTTTTTAATTAAGAATGTTCTATTGTTTATACTTCTTAAAATTTGCTCAAGATATGAAACTACTTGTTTTAAGTATGCAGCCTTTTGATCTGATTTTTGTAATTCATCATCTGAATCCATATAGATATGTACATCTGCTTTTAATATTTTTAAATCAAAAGGTTTTTCTTTATACACACTAGGGTCAGATTTGCCTGTATAGTATTCCCACTTTAGTCTTGTCATTACTTTGTGGTCATACTCTGCCTTCTTTAATAATAAAGAAAACTTGTTAAAGTGTTGTAAGTATTTGTTGTGCAATAAAGGTATCTTAATTGATTCAGAATCTAACTCTGTATCATCAAGTTTAAAATCTTTATCTACCTGTTGTTGTAATTCCTCTAATGTCATACGGATATTATATCATCTTTTGGTAGTTTTGTCAAGGTCTTTGACCAGTTTTTTTGGTATTATGAAGTGGATATTTGTACTATATTATAGTTCATATATTGAAAACTTACAGAAGCTTGTATGTAATCAACATCGGTTTGTCTTACATCATAACTTAGACTAGTTAAAGATGTCGGATAAACATTTTGAAATCTTATCTCTGTTTTTGCTATATTCTTACTATTCAAAACTGTCAATGTAGCGTCTGAATATGTGCCGCCTTCAGCAAGAGGTGCTGGAGTTCCAACACCAGGCACTACTGGACCTGCGGTTGATCCTGGAACTCTATCTGATCCCTCAGTTTGTAAGTTTGCAAATTGTGTGTGATTACTAGGAAAACCTAATGCTAATAACCAGTCGTGAATTTCTTTATAGTTGTTTAAATTTTCATCAACAATAAATGATAAATCTAAAGCAGAGTATGTAATCTTATCACCAGGTATTGGTATATCGTATAAAGGTGTAGTTTGTGTTGCATTACCTAAAGATATGCCTGGTAGATTTGCACTCTGTACAAAAAATTCTACTAGTGGTAGTTTAGACATTTTAAATCTAAACTGTACAGGACTCGCATAATCTCTCTTTGAGGGTTCTCTATTGATTACATTTGTTGTTGTCATACTACTATTTATAAGAGAAAAAAGAGGCTAAAAAAAAGGGGCCGAAGCCCCTTTTTCTATTTTCGAGAGGAATCGAAATTACATAATGTTTGTAACTTTAACTCGTCTGTAATAAATGTTTTGGTCATTAGCTGCTACTGCACCAGAGTTATCTAGAGCACCAGCACCGTTAGTTGTTGCGAAAGGATTTTGAACCATTCCGTATCTAGTTTTGAATCCAATTTTTGGTTGGAAACTATCTTGACCAACTGCTCTCACCATTTGTAGTGGAACATATGGGCAATAGAATAAACCAGAATCGTAAGGTGATGATCCTTTGTAACCAATAACATAGTATTGACTTGCTGATACATTCGCTGCATATGGATCTACATATACTCTGAATTTACCATTAAGAACACCAGCAAAAGTATTGCCTGTGTCATCAACATTTAAGTTATTGTTCAACGCAGGAGCGTAATCTAAAACACCAGCCATTTGTAAAGCAGAAGCAACATCAGCAGAACATATGATGATATTACCTTTTCCTCTACGAGTTTGTTGACCGATAGCGTTAGCGTCTCTCTCTAGTTGATATAACAACCCTTTGAACTTCTCAACTGACCAACGACCATTTGAGTCGGTGTCAAGATCAAAGATACCTGCAGTTGTTGTATTTACTTGTGCACCCGCTTTTGCGTGTGAGTAAATAGTTCTAACTACTTCTCTGTTAATCTCAGCAAGAATTTCACTTGAAAGGATGTTTGCAAGTTCTGTTTCTGCGTCTAGACCGTGGATTGCTTTTAAGTCTTGAGCAAGTTCCATAGTGTACTCTGCTTTTAGAGCTCTAGATTTTGCAGTAACAGTTACTTTGTCGATTGAGAAAGCCATTTCAGCAAACTCATCAGATCCGTCACCAAGTGTTTCTGCTTGTGCAGTTGACATTCCAGAACCAGTAGTATAAGTACCAGCAGATGGACTATCATTTAATGTTGCAGGGTTAGTACCCGCTTGAGCGTCAGTTGAACCTGTATCGCCTGCAGCGTCTCTAGCAGAAAAATCTGAAT